AGCAAGCATCGGCACGCCGGAGAAAATACTGCGAAGCCTGCAGACGCGAAGTAAGAGCGACCTTCGCTAAGAAACTGAAGGCCAGTCGAATAGCGGTGTTTTCTTGCAGAACGTGCGGGAAGCAAATTATTAAGGAAGGCTCAATTCGGAGGAGTGGCCGATGTGACGATTGCCGGTCCGCTGGTTTAAGGATGCTTACATGCAAGCAATGCAAACAGGCATTCGTATTTGGAAAAACTGGATGGACAAATCGGATGTTCTGTGGAGAAGGGTGCTACGAGTTGTCACGTCATCGGATGTGTGTCGATTGCGGCGAACCATATGTGGCAGTTCCGCTTGGCACATGCAAGCGGTGCCCACTGTGTAAGAAACGAAACCGAACGCTGAAGTCGGCAATTAAACGTCGGGCTCGCCGTGCAGCTAGGGAAGCGGCGGAAGACACAATAACACCTGGGGAACTTTGGACTCGGGATGGCGGACGGTGCCAGCTATGCCACAAGAAAATAAAGTGGAATAAGAAATGGCCTCATCCGTTATCAATGTCTGTTGATCATATTGTTCCCTTATCGCGGGGCGGGACGGATGAAGCCAGTAATCTGCAATCAGCTCATCTGTCTTGCAACTGCAGCAAGAACAATGCGGGCGGTTCTCAAATGAGGATGTTCTGATGAAGGGCGGAATCCCCAAATCTAATAAGATAAAGATTGCGGCGGGCACTCTGCGGAGATGCCGCGTGAAGAAAAACCCGCCGAAGGCTTCGGGAATTCCGAAGTGCCCATTTCAACGATCGACGATTGCGGCAGCGAAATGGCGGGAGGTCACGGCCGGACTCAAACGCTTGGGCATCGTCGACAAAATCGACGCAACGCACATCGAAGGGTTGTGCCATTCCTATCAGGTGGCGAAAGAGGCCGATGCGGTGGTGCGTGAATTGGGAATGTTGCTGCCGACGAAAGAAGGCGGGCTGATGAAGAATCCGGCCACGACGATATCGGGTGAAGCATGGCACAAAGTGCGGATGTGCTGCAACGATCTAGGGATGACGCATCTCAGCCGGCAGCGGATGGAGTCAACCAAGGTTCCGGTGGAGGTCGGCCTTGAAGCCAAGTACCTTGGATGATAAGGGATACGAGCTGGACGAAGCGGCAGCGTCGAATGCTGTGGAATTCTTCTCTGACATGCTGATCCATGTGAAAGGCCGGCAGGCAAATCAGCCGTTCGATTTGCTTCCGTGGCAGACTGATATCGTGCGGGAGTTGTTCGGCCGGAAGCGAGCCGATGGAACGCGGCGATATCGCAAAGTTTACATTGAGTGTCCTCGCAAGAACGGCAAGTCATTATTCGCGGCCGGTCTGGCACTCTACATTCTATTGTGCGATGGCGAGCAGGGCGCTGAGGTGTACAGTGCAGCCAGCACACGAGATCAGGCAAGCCTGGTCTATTCAATGGCAGCACAAATGTTGCGAAAGTCGCCGATTCTTTCGAAGCATGTCACGATCCGGGATAGCGTGAAGCGGATCAATCACCCGAAGTCGGCGAGCTTCTATCGGGCGATTGCGGCGGACTCGGCTGCAGCTCATGGGTTCAACGCTCACGGCATCATCTTCGACGAATTGCACACGATGCCGGATCGTGAGTTGTGGGATGTGCTCGATACATCGACCGGTGCCCGGACTCAGCCGCTCACGATTGCGATCACAACGGCCGGGCACGATCGATCAACGATCTGCTGGGAGATGCACCAGTACGCGGAAGCGGTGAGGGATGGGCAGATTGACGATGACGGATTCCTGCCGGTGTTATTCTCTGCCGGTCCTGATGATGACTGGAAAGATGAGGCGGTATGGGAGCGGGTCAACCCGAGCTTGGGCGTATCGGTGACTTGGGATTATTTGCGGGAACAGGCGGCGAGAGCGGAGGAAAACCCGGCATTTGAAAACACGTTCAGGCGATTGCATCTGAATCAGTGGACACAGCAGGAAAGCCGGATCATTTCAATGGCATCTTGGGACGACTGTGAGCACGAGGTTGACTGGTCTGAATACGATGGGCGGAGCTGCTTCGCGGGGTTGGACTTAGCCAGCACGATGGACGTGACGGCGTTCGTGTTGGCATTCCCGGAAGACGATGGCGGGATGACGGTTCGGCCGTGGTTCTGGATTCCCGAAGATAATATCAGCAAAAAGGCACGAGCTGATCAGCGGTTGGTGCGGAACTTCGGGGAGCGTGGCGACGTGGAAACCACGCCGGGCAATGAGGTGGACGTGATCTACCTGGCGGAAAGGATCATGGAGATATGTCAGAACTACGACGTTCGATATATGGGCTATGATCCGTGGAACGCTGCTGGGGTAGTGCAATTGCTGCAGTCTCACGGCATGCCGCTGCACGCGATCCAGAAGATGAGTCAGGGATCCAGCACATACAATGAGCCGTTCAAGCGGCTTCTATCGTGGCTCGGGAACGGTAAATTCCGGCATGATGGGAACGTCGTGCTGAGATGGATGGCCGGGAATACCAGCCACCGAGAGGACGCGAACGGCAACATTCGCCCTGACAAGGGGCGCAGCTCTGATAAGATAGACGGAATATGTGCTATGCTGATGGCATGTGGGCTGCTGATTAACTATGGCAGCGAGCACGGCGCGTACATGGAAGCTGGGTCGGGCGTCGTCTTATTCTAGGAACTGACATGGCTACGGAAACCGGGGCGTTGATTGACGCTAATCCGCTGGAGAATCCTAGCATATCATTGCGTGATCCAGTGGTCTGGGCGTCTATCTTCGGGGGTGGAGAGACGGACGCAGGGGTATCAGTGACACCTCGCACGGCGATGGGATACCCGCCGCTGTGGCGTGCAATCAGTTTGGTGGCTGGCGATGTGGCAAAGATGCCGCTGCAGATATTCCGCAGACTGCCGGACGGAGGCAAAGAGGCGGCAAGGAATCATCCGGCGTGGGGATTGGTCACGCGGCAGGCTTCTGAGTTCATCGACGCCATGTCGTTCCGCGAGACAATCACCGCAATGGCATTACTCCGTGGCAACGGATACGCGGCGATTGAGCGGAACAACCGAGGTGATGCGGCATCGCTGATACTGATGGATTCATCCGCGACGTATCCGATCATGGCAGACGGACGGCTATGGTACGTGACGAACTCAAGCGGCGAACAGTTCCGGTTACCATCGCGAGACGTGTTCCACATGCGGGGACTCAGCCCCGACGGGCTCGTGGGCTATGATCTGGTGACGCTGATGGCGGATGCGTTGGGCGTCGGCATGGCAGCTCAGCAGTTCGGGGCGAAATTCTTCGGTCGCGGTGCGAACGCATCCGGGATGCTGATGGTGCCAGGCACGTTCTCGGAGGAACGGATTCGGAACACAATCAAGGACTTCGAGGCGATGTCGACCGGGATGTCGAACGCTCACAAAATCGGATTACTGCAGGATGGTGTGAAGTTTCAGCAGTTGACAGTCACGCCCGATCAGGCACAGTTTCTGGAGACGAGAAAACATGAAGTCAGAATCGTTGCTCAGATCATCGGCTGTCCGAATCATAAACTCGGCGATACGGAAACGAACAGCCATAGCAGCCTGGAGGCAGAGAACCAAAGCTACCTTGATTCGTGTCTCGACAAGTGGCTGAGGAAATTCGAGATTGAGTGCAACTGCAAGCTACTCAGCGAGACGCAGAAGCAGAACGACACTCACTTTTTCGAGTTCAACCGAAAGTCTTTATTGCGGATGTCAGCGAATGACCGGGCGAACTATTACGCAAAATTGCAGGAGCATGGCAGCCTGACCGTCAATGATGTCCTACGGCTGGAGAACATGGCGACGATTGGTGAGTCAGGCGATAGGCGGTATCGGCCGGGTAACCTGTTGGAGATCGGTGACGAACCGGATGGACCGACGCAGGAAGTGATGCCGAACGCTCCGGGGCCGGCGAATGGAATGCTGGCATCGTTGGTTCAGAGCAGCGTCACGAAATCACTGACGGTTGAATCAGACAAGGTGAAGCGAGCGGCCGGCAAGGAGAAGAACTTCATGCAATGGGCTGACAAGTTCTACGGATCGTGGGTAACGAACAGCAGCACGACACCGGAGATGGAAGCGGCATTCCTCGTGCATGCCGATGAATCCATGCGAGCACTGACTGAGGTGGCGTGCAGTTCAACGGCGGATAGTCTGCCGGGTGCGATTGGTGAGTGCGTAGCGACATGGGCCGAACGCGGACAAATCCTGACCGACACAATCTTGGGGAAGACTAATGGCTGACGTGAATCTGTACGGCGAGATCGGCGGAGTATCCGAAGACTCAATCAGTGCGGCTGGATTCGCCGAGATGACAGCGGCGATCGATTCGGACGAACCGTTGACAATCTATCTGAACAGCGGCGGCGGGTCTGTGTTCGACGGGCTGACGATCTATCAAAGCCTGGTGGCTCGAGAGGGGCCGAACCATATTGTTGTTCAGGGCGTGGCGGCGTCGATTGCTTCGGTGATCGCGATGGCGGGCGATACGATTGCGATGAGCCAGAGCAGTCGGTTCATGATTCATAATCCGATGGGGCCGAGTGCGTTGGCATTTGGTACTGCTGATGATCTGCGAGAGGCGGCAGATGACACGCTGAAGACTGCAGAGCTGCTGGACTCGGTGGCCGGAACATTGGTTGACATTTACGCCAGCCGGACGGGTTCTTCTCGGTCGCAGCTCCGGGAGTGGATGGAGGACGAGAAGTGGCTGACGGCAGCCGAGGCGAAGAAATTCGGATTCGCTGACACGGTGAGGGCGAACAAGAAACTGGCCGCGAATACGTTCGCACGGCCGGTCTGCTTTGCGATGGAACGCGACGAACTGGACCAGGTGGCCAAGCTGGCTCGTAGCGTCCAGATGCGTCTACAACGGTCGGCAGATCCGGTCAGTCGGGAGTCGCTGGAGCTATCGAAAGCTCGGTTGTTCTTGACAGAGCAGTCATAGTCTGCAATTCTAATAGCTGAGCCGTCCAGGTCGCCGCGATAGCAGGCAGCCGGACACGCAATGGCAACAAAGCAATAGCAGCGTTGGTCAGAGTGAAGATTCTATCTTCATCGGGCAATGCTGCTTTTCGCATTCCCGGTGACACCATCAATCAGGGGGAGCGAATTATGCCGCTGCAAGACAAAGTAGATCAGCGAGTGAAGTTGATCGCCGAGGCTCGGGAGTTCCTGAGCGAATGCGAGAAGGATCACCAGGGTCTGACCGCTGACGAAACTGCTCGCTTCAATAAGATGCACGATGACGCGGACACGCTCAAGGCGGAGATCGATGATCTTGCGGCCGAAGAGAAGTCTGCTGCTGACCGTGTCGCTCGGCAGGAAAAGGCCGAACAGGATCTGGAAAGCCTGCGAGGCCAGCACGACTTCGACAAACTCAAGGCGAACCAGATCATCAAGCAGAACCTGCCGAACGCTCCGGGAATCAACCGGCTGCAGGCGGTTGACCACACTCTGCAGAACTGGGCACTCAATGGTCGAGCTGCCTGCGATGCTGACCCACAATTCCGGGACAACTTCAAGGCGTCCGGGTGCTCGTGGGACAGTGGGGCCGGTGGTCTTCATGTGCCGTTGCTGAATCAGGCACCGAAAAGCCTGGCCGACATCCGCAACGCTCAGTCAGTCGGGACAGCGACGGAAGGCGGGCATACCACGTTTCCGGGGTTCGTGTCATCGCTGGAAACTGCATTGTTGCAGTTCGGTGGAATGCGGCAGGCTGCCACGATTCTGAGGACCGCAACTGGTTCGTCTCTGGATTGGCCGACCGTCAATGACACCACGAATACTGGTGCCCTGCTGGCGGAAAACATTCAGGATTCAGAACTGGATGCTGTGTTCGGAAACTTGACGCTGGATGCGTACAAGTACACGTCAAAGCTGGTCCTTGTCTCGAAAGAGCTGATGAATGATTCTGCATTCAACATGGGGCAGGTCATTGGAACGATTCTGGGCGAACGTCTCGGGCGAATCCAGAATACGCATGCTACGACCGGTACAGGCTCAAGTCAGCCTAACGGTATCGTGACTGCGAGCACTGCCGGAGTGACTGCGGCATCTGCCACGGTCGTGACAATGGACGAGGTCATGAATCTGGAAGCGTCAGTTGACGCAGCCTATCGACCGGGTGCCATGTGGATGTTCAACGACACCACACGGAATGAAATCCGGCAGCTCAAGTCTGCGGACTCCATCTACCACTGGCAGCCCGGCGCACAAGCGGGGGATCCCGACATGCTTCTCGGCTATCCGTTCATCGTGAACAACGACATGGCAGATACCGCGACAGCAGAGAAGTCGATTCTGTTCGGCCAGTTGTCGAAGTACCTGATTCGCGAAGTGCTGGGCGTGACGCTGGTTCAATTGAACGAGCGGTATGCTGATTATCATCAGGTCGCATTCGTGGCAATCATGCGATTCGATGGCGACCTTCTGGATGCCGGAACTAATCCAGTTAAACATCTGGTGCAGGCGTAGGTGAACCAATCCAGCGGAGTCATGTGGCTCCGCTGGTTTTCATACTCTTCTGAGGAGCCAATATCGTGGCTGAAACAAACTGGAATCGTGACTACATGAAGGGCTACACGAATGTGACATCAGCAGCGGTAACGCTGACTGATGACGATTCGGGTACTGTCTATCGTGTGAATGTGGCTGATTGCGTATTCACTCTGCCGAGTTCCGAGGCTGGTCTGGTGTATCACTTTGTGATCGATACGGTCAGCTCGGGCACAGGCTGCAGTCTGAGTCCCGCCGCCGCCGACAACATCAACGGCGGCACCGACAATAAAGACCTGATCAACACTGCAGCGACTGACGTGAAGGGCGACAGCGTCACTGTAGTGGCTGACGGATCTGAGGGATGGCTGACTCTCGGGATGCACGGCGTCTGGGCGGCTGAAGCGTAAGTGAATGGGGATGCGGTCCGGGCAGGCAATAGCTCGGACCGCGTTTCCGTTTTGATAAGGGTACGGCATGAAAATTAAGCTCGCACATTATTCGCGACTATCCGGAGCCGAAGGCGATCCCGGTGAGGTCATTATTTGTCCTGACGACATCGGCAAACGATTCATTGCCACGGCCGGGGCCAAACTCATCGAAGAAACTCCGGAACCACCGAAGGCTCCGACAAAGCAGTCTCGGAAGGTGAAGCAATCAGCGGAGACTGACTGATGGAGTTGGGTCACACCACGTTCAATGTCTCCGTTGAGCCAACGAATGAGCCGCTCAGGTTGGAAGACCTGAAATGCCGCATACGCGTCACAACGAACGACTTCAATGTGGAGCTGCGGGAACTGATGACCGCAGCACGTCGGCAGGTCGAGCACGACACGCGGCGGAAGCTCGTGACGCAGACGGTGCAGATACTGATGGACGATTTTCCATCGACCGAGTATCTCGAAATGCGGATGCCACCGATCTCGGCAGTCACATCGATCGGCTACACAGACAGTGCGGGGGCCGCACAAACATTCTCATCGGCTAGCTACAATACAGATTTCACATCAACTCCGCCGCGAGTCAAGGTGATTGACGGGGTGTTCTGGCCGGCAACCGATGACATTCCGAACGCGGTGACGATCACAGTGACCGCCGGATACGGGGCACCGGCAGCAGTTCCTCCAGAGGCAAAGCTGGCGATTGTCGAATACTGCAAAATGCACTGGGGCAACTGCGACGGCGATTCCATGAAATACCGGAACCTTGTCCAGACGCTGCAATGGACAGCGATTGGCAGGGCTGCGTGATGGCCTGCTGTACGAACTACGACAAGAAGCTGAAGGTTGAGACACTTACCGGAACGGCGGACGCTCACGGGTTCATTGACGACACGCTGGACGCGAACTGGTCGACGCGGCTGATGACATTTGCCAGTTGCAAAAGCAAGGGCGGCCGGGAGTTTTGGAAGGTTGATCAGGTCAACGCGGATGTGAGCCATGTGTGGATCTGTCCGTGGACGACGGCACTGGCAGCAACAACTCCGGACAGCCGGCTGATATCAGAGGGCATCACGTATCAGGTGATGAGCGTGATCGACATCGACAACGCCCATCAGGAAGTTGAGATACAGACGCGGAGGGCTGTCTAGTGGCTGTTGCCAAAAGACTATTGAGCCCAAAGGGTCGAGCGTTTGGTTCAGGAGCTGTATCAGGGGGAATCAGTTCCGGCGGGGGTGGGCTGGCGGTTGAGTTGTTTGGTGACAAGGAAATTCTTGCAATCATGGAAAAAATGCGGACGACATCCGGACGGCGGACGATGTCGGCCGGGGCGTTTCGCGCGGCAAACGTATTATTGAAAGCTGCAAAGAAAGCCATTCCGTCAAATAACAAGGCAGCACGAAAAGCTCTGGGGCGCAGGCGGCTGAAGGTCAAGGAAGCTCCTGGAGGTGGTGCAAAAGTCGGAGGGCGAGTAGGTCCCGGCAGTAAAGCAAAATCCCGTGGGCCATCCAGTGGAGTCAAGGGGGTGGGTATCGGGGCTCAAAACATCCACTGGGCGTATGTAGGGACGGGTGCGTTCTCAGGAAGGAGTGAGCGTGAGACGGGTAAGAAGGGTGGCCCCGTCCGAAACACTGGGAGCAGTCGACCCTGGACTCCGCCGATGTATGTGCTGGCTCGACGGAACTCGGCATTCTTGAAAGCTGAATTCGGTGCCGGAGCACGCAAGCAACTTGAAAAAGAAGTGCGGAAAGGAAAAGCGTTTTGAGGGCCGGTCTTGTCTCACTATTGGCGGGAGAATCATCGGTCAGCACACTGGTGGGCAGCCGGATATATATCAGCAAGGCTCCGCAGAAAGCGGCATTGCCTCACATAGTTATCACACAAATATCAGCGAATGAGTTCCTGCAAATAGACGGCACAGGCCCGCTGCGGTTTGTGGACTTCGACATTGATTGCAAGGCAGACAGAAGCATTGAATCGGAAGCACTAGGGAAAGCCGTTCGGGTCTTTCTTGACGACTACACTGGTGCTGCAGGATCACAGACCATCGGGGCGGTCCTGATGAATGATGAGTCGACCGAGTACGAGCCGCCGCAAGACGGTTCAGATACTGGCGTTCATAACACCCTGCTGGATGTTCAAATCCAGTATCACGCAGTTTAGGAGGACATCATGGCGCAGATTATTACCAAAGGCTCTGTGATCAAACAGTCTATCGCAGCCTCGCTGGTCGCAGTGGCACAGACACTTTCGTTCAGTCACTCATCCGCCGAGGCGGAGGGATATGACGCGACAACGATCGATCAGGCGGCTGCTGGCAAGGCTCGTAAGGTAACGGGATACACGAATCCCGGCACGTTCGATTTTGAAGTGTTTTTCGATAGTCAGCTCGCGGGTCATCAAGCCCTGACAGACGACATCACGACGCCAGCAGGTCGTGATTGGTCCTGTACGCTGGTTGGTGGCACAGAAATGACATTCACCGGCGGTGGCATGACGTTCGGCTACTCAGGTGATATGAACGACGGCATTAAAGGGACGGTCAGCATTCCGCTGGACGGATTGATGGTTTACCCAACATGAAGGCGAAGTATCTTAACGACGCTGAGGCGGCACCGCGAGCAATCGGCTGGCCTGGTCTCATCAAGAAGGACGACGGGAAGTGGTATTTTCCGGCCGGGTACATCACCGATCTGCCGGACTGCTACCGACTCGTTCAGATGGGTGTAGCTGAACCGGCCGACGAGGAATGCACGTTGCGTGCGTGTATGACATCAGCGGAAATGAAGGCAGCCCAACGCCAACAAGACATGGTTGGCAAGGGGATTCATCCGGACGACTACCAGCGATATCTCGACGGCGAGATCATCGGATACGACGAAGATGGCAATGATCTGCCGGGTCCAAACTGGCAAGAGGAAGATGATGACGATGGCGAGTAGTCGCGAGACATTGCTGAAGCCGTTACCGATCAAAACGGAACGGGTGGATCTGCCGGAGTTCGGTGCTGATGAATACGTGATGTGCCACGGCATGACGGCCCGTGAGAAGAACAAGCATGACTCCGCACTAATGAAGCGTGATTGGTCCGGGGTTGACCGGAAGAAGGCGACCACGCAGAAGGAACGGCTGCTGGTGCGTTGCATCCGTGACGATGACGGCCAGAGGGTATTCAGCGACGAGGACATAGACGCTATTGGTGACTGGCCGAGCGATACGTTGAATCGATTGTTCGATGTGTGCAACCGGCTGAGTGGAGGCGGCACAGATTCGGATAACGACGAATCGGTAAAAAACTCACACGAGACCACAGACGACTGACGGCAATGCGTCTGGCGGAGCATGTGGCGGGGACGGTCGATGTGGATGGGATGCTGGATTCAATGACTCCAGCACAGTTCGACGAGTGGTGCGTTAAGGATCAAGTCGAGCCGATTGGTTACAGTGCTCAGGCGTTGGGGATGATCGCGTGGTTCATTCATTCATATTTGGCGAGCGACAGCGACGCGACGGCGCAGGACTTCATGCCGTGGACGCGATTTGCACCGCCGCCGAAAGCCAACAACGCAGCCGCCCGGCGGATGATCGAATCACTTGCACGGAGGATGCCTGATGGCCAGCCTCGGTGATTTGGTCGTGAATCTGAAAGCGAGCACAGGACAATTCAATAGCTCGATAAAAAAGAGCCAGTCTGTCATTGGAGGATTTGCTGCGTCAGTGGCGGGACTGGCGACGGGATCAATCGGGCTCGGAATCATTAAGTTGGCAGCAGACGCAGAAACTTTGCAGGTGCAATTTAAGGTGCTGACCGGAAGCGCTGAAGAGGCGGAAAAAATGGTGAAGAGGCTGGGCGATTTTGCAGCCACGACGCCATTCAGCAAGCTGGATTTATCAGAGGCCGCACAAACTTTATTGGCATTCCAGTTCGGTGTTGACGAGATTCAGCCGGTCCTGAAAAACCTCGGTGATGTCGCAGCGGGGTCAGGTGCGAAGATTAGCGACTTAGCAACCATCCTCGGCCGAGCAACTGCGACGGGTAAGGTGCAGGGTGAACTGCTAAATCAGTTAATCGATCGCCGGATCCCAATTCTGGAATCGCTGAGTCAAGCCACAGGTATTGCCACGACAGATATCCAGAAGATGGCCAGCAAGGGCCTGATCAGCGGCAAGGATCTGCGAAAAGCGTTTGAGATAATGACCGGAGCAGGCGGACAGTTCAAAGATGGCATGCTTGAACTATCGAAGACTACAGCCGGGCAGTTCAGCACATTGAAAGACAATATCGTGGCGGTCGGTGAGGCGATGGGGAAGGTGCTGCTGCCGGCATCTAATGCGGTGCTTGGGTCCATTACCTCGTTCATTCAAACAACCAGCATCCTCCCGCGAGGCCTGCTGAGGATTGGTGTAGGGATTGCGGCGGCTGCGGCAGCGTTTTTGTTGTATGCAAAGGCGGCTGCAGTGGCGGCAGCGTTCTCGGGTCCAGCAGGGTGGGCGGCACTCGCTGTATCAGCCGTAGCTGCAGGGACTGCGATGGTCATCATCGACAACACAATGGAAGATGCCGCCGAGGAGACAGGTAAGTTTGCAGAGGCACAAACAACGGCCGCTGACGCAATGGGTAGAGTGGCAGCTGGAGCGGACGGAGTTAATCGCGGCATCGGACAAATGGGAAAGGATTTCAGGGAAATGGTGGGGTTGGTCGATGGTCCGCTTGGATCGTTTCTTGCCAAGATCGACGAGGCAACAGGACCAGTGCGGCGGATGTCTAATTCGTGGGAGCAGTTTGAATCCACGATGCAGAAGGTGGTTAAGCAACAATCAGGATTCAATTCGGCACTGCAAGAGACTGAGGACCAGATTGCTATTTTGTCGGGAGTGACGACGGCGGAGGAATTAGAGCTACAGGGGTTCTCTGACCGACTTGTGGGACAGGAAGGTATCGACAGATTGAGAAGTTTGAAGGAAGAGCAGAAGCGGTTAGAAGACGTGGCAAAGGCAGCTAAGGAAGCGAAAGAGGAAGAAGAACGTCGTATCAAAACACAGAAAGGGGCTCAGAAGCAACTGGATCAGATCCGGGTTAATGACGCGATTGCGGCGGCTAGGGATAGGGTCAACGAAACAAAGCCGAAATCAGGCGGAGCACGACTCGCGGGCATAGCAACGCGGGGATCGTCCGAAGCGTTCTCGTCCATCTTCGCATCGCGTGCAGCCAAGGTGCCGGAACAGGCTCTGGCCGAGCACAAAAAAGCGAACAAGACGCTGGCGGATTTACTGGCGGAGCAGAAGAAGAATCAGACCGACGCCCTCTTGCTGCAGGGGGCCGTGTAATGACGGTGATATACCTCGGTGAGAAGCCCGGCGGCGAGAAAGCCACGAACACTGATGGCAAACGTAGCTACACTCGCACTTTTGTCCTCAACGCCTCCAGTCCATCGGACAGGGCATACACCGTTGGGAGCCACGCCAACCTCCCGGTGATTGGGTCGGTCCATCCACAGGATTCGTTAGCGTTCTGCCGTACGTTGTCGGTGACGAATCCTAATCCGTACGCGGGGTGGGAAGTCTCAGCCGACTACGACAGCAATCAGAACATCGACGCCACGAATCCGGACAACGACGAAGCCCTGATAACATTCAACTCAGAGATTTATCAGGAAGCGGTGGTGAAGGACAAGAACGGCAACGCGATCATGAATTCAGCGAATGACCCGTTCGACCCGCCTTCGACAATTGATAATAATCAACTGATCGTGACCATCA